TTCAATGCCGGGAAGTCTCGATGGTACATATGACGGATACGATCAGACAACAAAGTTAGGAAACAGGATTATGAACGGTGTAGAAATAGATAAAGATGGAAAGGTAGTAGCATATCACATAAGCTCAAACTTTCCGGGAGAAAACGGCACAACACAGACAACATGGAAGAGGGTTGTAAAAAGAGGGAAAAATACCGGAAATCCAAACATACTGCATGTGTTCAACGCGGAACGTGCAGAACAGTACAGAGGAGTTCCATTTCTCGCACCGGTAATCACATCGATCAAGCAGTTGACCAGATACACAGAAGCAGAAATCATGGCAGCAGTCATCAATTCAATCTTTGCACTTTTTGTAAGTACAGAAGATGGAGAAGAGGTTGAAGGTTTTTCAGGTGTAGATTCCGAGGATGACGACTGGGATGATGATACATATCCAGATACAAGCAGGCAGGATAATGAGTACCGGCTTGGAAACGGAATTATTAATTTTTTGAAAGAAGGAGAAAAAGTAGAAGCGGTAGAAAGCAAACATCCATCAGGAAATTATGACGGATTTGTAACAGCTTTTACGACAATGATAGGCGCAGCACTGGAAATATCACCAGAAGTGCTCATGAAAAAATTTACAAATAATTTTTCCGCGAGCAAAGGTGCCTTAAATGAGACATGGAGACATTTTTCGACAAGAAGAAAATGGTTCATTGATGATTTTTGCAAGCCAGTATATGAATTATGGCTTGCAGAGGCAGTGGGAAGCGGAAGAATAAATATTCCGGGATTTTTCACAGATCCACTCATAAAGCAGGCATACGCAAGTGCAACATGGACAGGACCGGCGCAGGGTTGCTTAAATCCGGTGCAGGAAGTAAATGCAGCAGTTACACGCATGGAACACGGACTATCAACGCATGAAGACGAATGTGCAGCAATTAACGGAAGCGATTATGACGACAATGTAAGAACGTTGATGAATGAAAATAAGAGCCTGGCAGAGGCAAACAGACAGGAGGAATAATATGCCGAAGAAAATAGAAATCAAAGGTCCGATCATAACAAGTAGCTCAGACTGGGTATACAGATGGCTGGGAATGGAATATGCATCGCCAAAAAAATTAAAAGAGGATTTAGAAGCTGCAGGCAATGAAGATATTGTGATCGAGATTAATTCAAGCGGCGGAGTATGCGCAGCCGGAATGGAAATGTACCAGGCAATCATGGAATATCAGGGAAATGTAACGGCACATGTTATCGTGGCAGCTTCAGCAGCAACATTGCCAGCATGTGCGGCGGATAAAACAGATGCAGCTATTTTCATGATTCATAATACACAGTCGAGCGCATCAGGAGATTACAGAGACATGCAGATGTCTTCGGATGCACTGAGAGAGTTCAACGAGGGACTTATCAATGCATATGTGAGAAAAACCGGATTAAGCAGAGATGAAATACAGACATTAATGGACAATGACACATACATGAGTCCACAGACCGCGATTGAAAAGCATTTTGCAGATGGATACATATGCGGAGATCCAAACAGAACAGAGCAGACAGCAGATATAAATATTATGGGAGTTGTCGCAGCAGCGACAGCACCAGCCATTATACCAGAAGATAAGCTCTTGGAACTGGCAAGTGCAATAAAACAGATAGAAGAAAAAAACAGCAGACCGGACAACAAGGGAGTTGCACCGGTGCAACCGCAGAATACCGGTGAAAATGCCGTATCTGATACACCAACAAATTCAAAAGGAGGAAACGAGAAGATGACATTAAACGAGTTTTTAAAAGAAAACCCGGAAGCGCAGACAGAAATGGATGCAATGCTCGCAACAAGAGAAAAAGAAGGGGCAGACGCAGAAAGAAACCGGATCCAGTCGCTGGACAAACTGGCTAAAACAGTCAGCGCAGAGATGCTGGACGATGCAAAATATGGAGAAAATCAGTTAGATGGTCCGGCACTTGCATACAAAGCACTGGCAGAGGGCAACAAGATTGCTGAATCATACATGAGTGCAGCAGAGGCAGATGCGAACGATTCAGGAGTCAGAGATGTAGGAACCGGAAAACCAGACACTGGAGAAACTGACAATACAACAGACGAAGATGAAATGGCAGCATATGTCAATCAGAGGAAAGGACGGTAAAAATGAGCATTTTAAACAAACAGGCATACGAAATGAAAAATGATCCACTTATTTACGATGCAACACACCAGTTTGATGCAAAAATTGTACAGGTTTCAATTACATCAGAAACAGCAGGAAGTCTGGAAAGAGGACAGGTGCTTGACTGTAATGATGGAACTTATGCAGTACATGCAGCAAGCGGAGAACCAAGCGTGATTGTAGCGGAAACAACAGGATACGCGGCAGATGATACAGATATCAGCGTACCAGTATACATTAGCGGCACTTTCCACACAGGAAAAGTGAAAGCAACGCCGGAACTTACAAGCGCAGATGTCGAAAAGTTAAGAGAAAAAGGAATTTATTTGAAGTAAAGGAGAGAGAAGATGGTAGTTGAAACACAGACACTGATCAATACGGTAAAAAAGATGTATCCGGTTGCAAAATTTTTTAAAGACCGTTATTTCCCGGATGGCAGAACATTTTATTCAGAAAAAGCACTTATTGAAATGAAGAAAGGCACAAGAAAAATAGCACCATTTGTAGTTCCTGTCGTAAATGGTATTCCGATGGAATCAGAAGGATACAGCGCATATGAGGTTAAAGCACCTTATATTGCACTTAAGATGCCAATTACACCAGAAGAGCTTCAGAAAAAAGCATTTGGAGAGTCGATCGAATCCAACCGCAAGCCGGAAGACAGGGAAAAAGAACTGGAAGCAGAACATATGGACGATATGCGAAGAGCAATCTACAATCGGCAGGAGCTCATGTGTACCGAGATCATCACAACCGGTCAGATTGTAATGAAACATTATTCTACAGCGGAAGATGCCGCAAAAGGAACAAATTACAAACAGATGCTGCTCAGATTCTACAGTAAAGAGGAATTTAAGAATAAATATAAGTTTGTAAAAAAATGGGGAGAAATGACAACATCAGAAAAGATTCAGGAATTTTATAAAATGGCTGCAATCTTAAAACGACGCGGAGTGAAAGCAGTAGATCTGGATTTTGCATCAG